TCAGGCGCAGGCCCTAATCCCATAAATCCACCACCGCCAAAAAGGCCGGTATTGAATAGACCGCCACCGCCACCACCAAAAAGACCCATATCTTTCTCTCCATAAAAGAAAAACCAAGTAGTCGGTCATTACCGTTATTTTACTTGATTTAATATAAAAAAACTACAATACTCCACCATTTTCCATTACATAATCAACAGAAGCCCAATGAAAGTCTATGCCTTGAGAAGCCACGTTGATATTAATTGATGCAGAAAATCCTAATCCCGTCACACCTTGCCAGTATTTTGTTGTGAATATGCCATCACCCCAAGTTTTTTGATCCCAAATACCCGAATCCCAAACACCTACAGAAATTGATGCAGGATTAAAAGCTAATTGATTGGTTAATGGTTGAGTATCAAAATCTGTACTTATTCCGCATAGAACAGTAGGTATGCCATTATCTGTTTGAAATATAGGCCTTATTAAAGTAAATCGTTTTAATTGACCACGACTATTAAAATAATTATATGCTTGTTGACAAGTTCCATTAATATTTGCATTGTTATCTGAATAGCCTGTAAAAAATTGCCCTACAAACCCATTTCCACCAAAATACATATTTTCATCGCCAGCAACTACAAAACAATTAGCACTTATACCTGTAAATCTAGCCCATGATTTATTAATTGAGTTCATTACATATTGTTCAATTCCATTATCTGTGGGAATATTTAATATAAGCATATTAGATTCTGCTAAATAATTAATTTGCCATCCAAAATTGTCATAATATAAGCTACACGCTTGCGAAACGGCAAAAAAGATTTTATCAGTAAGATTAATTCTAGGATCTAAACGGTCTGATTGTAATGCGGCAGTTAACGGCACTAAACCGTCTTGAGTTAATAAAAGTAAATTTCCACCCCATTTAAAAAAGCATCTACGGCTAAAGGTTTGGCCCATTTGCCATAAACCTTTCATTGCCCATGCAGTAGGATCACTAGGATTTGTTCCTTGATAGACAATGATTTCACCCATTGAAGTTACAAATATAATAAAGTCATCAACACCGTAACCAGCATCTAAAGTCCACGTTCCGATTGCTTGTAAATAACCACCATTACGAAAAAACGCACCTAATGCAAAACTTGTTGCTGCACCTGATATGGCTGTTACATCTAAGTACCAAAAGCTTAAACTGTTGTTTTGACAAAAATATAGTCTATTTTTAAACAAATTGACGTTAACAAATGTGTTACTGTTTACACCTGTAATTCCGTTAACTGTATAGCTACCCATTACAGTTGCATTATTAGCAGGCGCAGAAGCCATTGTGTAAGTAAAAGTTGAAACACCTGTGACAGTAATAGTATATGTGCCATTAAACTGACTAGGTGTTGCACCTGATATAGTAACTCGATTGCCTGTAATTAACCCATGAGCCGATGCAGTTGTAAGCGTAGCTGTTAAATTTCCTGTACCACCTCTAGTAATGCTTGATATAGTCTGGGCAGTTGACGTAGTAGCCATAAAAGCCCATCTTGTGCCATCATAAATAAGAACAGGATCAACACCATTACAAGCAATAATAAAATCGCCACCTGTTGTAGACATATTAACAAACTGCCATTTAGCGTTGCTAAGTCCTGTAAATACCACGCTTGCAGTTGATGATGAAGCATCGTATATACTTGTACCTGCAAATGCAAACAACTTATACCCTGTGCTTGTAGGATAATTTATAAGCGTTTGAACTTCTCCAGTTATGCCTGTAGATGTTTTAGTCCATCCCTTACGCAGTTGTACATCTGTAGGTGTAGGAAAGAAATTGACCATTTGCACAGCATCCAATGGTGGCATTTCTGCTAAAGAATCTCGATTATTCCATCCACCAATAGGTGCTGCCATTGAGGTTGTTGTTGCTGGCATATTATGATCCGTAGCCAGTATCAGGAATGTTTGCCCATCCAATTAATATGGCACTTGGTTGTGGCGCAAAGCTGAGTGTTGCCGAACCTTTATCGTTTGCTTTAGCAATACTTAAATAACGCTGATAATCTTGTCTTAATGCAGTAGTATCAAACGATTTAATTTGAAAATATTTAAGTTTAGTAGCCAATACTAAAACAGTATCATCTAACACCGTTGTATCTGTGTCATTTTGAAAACTATTTAATACATCACCGGCTACATTTCGTACAAAACCTTTAGACCTGTATTCAAATCCTAGATATTCTTGCGTATTGTACGGTGGCCATATCTGAAATGTATTCCCTAATATTCTCCAACGTACTCGTGGCCCTGTAGAAATATAACCAGACTTTAACCATTGCCATTGTTGAGCATCGACTGGCCCAAGCATTTGCCAATGTTTTGTCTTGTCCCAATGCGTATTGTCTGTAATAGTTTCATAATCATCAGGTAATGGATAAATAGTCTTACTAAAAGTAACTGAGCCACCAACTGTTGATGCTGAAGATTGTTGTGTTGTAGTTACAGCAGTAGAACTTGTTACAGTATCAATGTAAGTATCTTGCGGAATACTTGTTCCAACAATGGAGTAAGTATTATCTAAACCTGTAGTGTCAGGAATAGCTGTTATTGTCTGAGTGCCTTCTACTGTAGTACCAGTAGTCGTTAAATATTCTGTATAAAATCTATATTCCAATTCTAAAGCTTGCCAATCATACTCCTTAACCAAGTCATACCCTGCACGAGTAATCAAAGCCAAGACTTGTTGAACGTCTTGATTTGGATTACCGATTACATAAGTTGGTACGGCTAGGTTTAGTTCGGCAGTTACCTGTTGAACCATTTGGAGTAGATTGTATGACATTTTTATGCTTCCTCTGTGGCTACCGTTTTAGATCGGGATTTTTTTTCACCAACAGCAGCAAGTATAGCTGCCATTTGGTCTTGCATTAGGGCTAGCTTCGCATCTGTTTCAGCTTTCATTTTAACACTTTCTGCCTCTTTTTTAGCAAGTTCTTCCTTTAATTCGTTAATTTCTTGCTGACGTTTATCTGTTTCAGCAGAAGATAAAGCTAGTTTAAGATAAGATTTTGCTTTATCTCGAAACGCATAAGGACTCATGCCTGCTGCCATGCCCATACGTTGCAGTTGCTGATCAGAAGCGTTTGCAATAGATTCAACAGTATGAAATTTCATTGCTCGTAATTCTTCAGCCTGGCTTTTGCTAACTAATGGCCATTCGCCTACAGGTGTACCGACAACTTCTTGATCATCTGCACCTAATCTATTTTGGTAATTTGCCCATTGAATCGGAAATCTTGTTTTATGACTTTGTAAAGCATAAGTATCAATTTCAGTTAAAGTATCGCCTGCTACACAAATATGCACAAAGTCAAACTCTTTGTAAATTGGTCTGCCTTCTGCTAAAGTTTCAGCTTCTTGCTGAACAGGTCTTTTGTAAAATCTGACTTGCAGTCTTGAATCTGCATTGTTTTCATCTGATGGTAGTGCCATTTAAATCTCCTCAAGGTATTAAGGGTTAAAAAAAAGGAGATACCGAAGTATCTCCCTAATTTTACTACTAAATTTGCTAATTAAACACTAGCTTTTGAGAACCAGCCATAATCACCAGATGCCATTGAAGCACCTGATAAGTATGTGCCTGTAGCACCCAAAGTTACTTGGAATGTAGAAGCGTTAATAATACAAGTAGCTGCTGAAGCTGCAATAGCTACACCTGCTTGGGCAAAAACATAACGGAAGCCATCGCTACCAAAAGTTTCAGCACCTAGAGGGCCAAATGTTGCAATTGCTGTGCCAGCAGAGTTAAGATTTGTGTTAGTTACATTAGACAAATCTACGCCAGCGATAGGGAGTACGGTAAAAGCCATGATATTTTTTCCTTATAAAAAATGGATTAAGAGCCTGTTAAGACACCTTGTAGGAATGAGTTCGAGCAAGTGAGGTTGCCGGCCCAGCCATACAATTTGACGATAGCATCTTGGTTAATAGACTGTCTTTCGCCACCAATAGGAACGAAATTACGCTCTTTGTGTGGGCGCAAGAAGATGTAATCTGTATTTAACAGATACATATAAGTTGCAGTTTCTTGTGCGCCATAACCGCCTCCGAGTACCACATCAGCAGACATACCACCACCGTAGAACTTGAGTGATGCAAAACCTGCTGCGCCTTCTTCAACACCAGCAATACGCTGAATAGTCTGTAAAGAAGCAACATAGTATTGATACAAAGTGTTACCAGCTACGATTAAGTCTACCTTGTCATTGCCACGAACAGACTTGATAGCAGCAGTAGTCATAGCAGCTTGGATAAGTGAGGAAGAAGTAGCACCTGTAGTTGCTTGGTTCTGCCAGAATGTCCAGTTTGCACGATTAATACCACCATACGTTCCTGAAGACGGGCTGGTTGATACAGCAGCAGCTAAACCAGTAATATTTTTACCACCGTTACCAGTACCATCTAAGAAAATGTCACCAGAGATACGGTTTAACAAACGTGCTTCAGAAACTTGCATACGACCATCTAACAAGTCGATGATTGCTTCTTTAGAACTGTTTTGTAACATTTCTAAACCACTCATTGTTACGCTATCTGCGTACTGAGTAATAGAGAACTGTGCAGCACTAATTGGGCTATCAGGGGTGATGTTAAGCACCTCATAGCCACTATAGCTGTTAGCGTTATTTGTTGCATTCTGTTACTTCAGCTTTCGCTTACTGACTACTTTCGTAGCGGAGTAACCTCTTCGGATTACTCTCTAGGACTTCTGCTAACTTTAGTTATATCCTAGTTCAGACTATCGCACCACCTTTTCAGGTGTTTTCTCACTTAGTCGTTCACGCTGCTTTCGCTTGCGCCCTGTTGTCCACTACTGGAGGTCCAAGTCAATCAGAGAAAATTATTCAATCTACGTTTTAATGTAGAAGGCCACCAAAATTTAATGGATCATTGTACATAATCTCTTCGAGTATGACATTTCCGCCTGAAAATGGGCGAACGTTACCTTTAGAGTTCAATCTTTGTAGGATTGCGTTGTTTTGTGTTAAGTTATCTGCCAATACTCCGCTACGGCTTTGAATGGTTGTAGCGATAATATCGGTAATTGCGCTATTTGCAAATGCCATGATATTTCCTTTATAAAAGTTAAGTTTTAAACCCTACCATCCATCGCTTGCCCTATTTGTTCGGCTAACAATGAACGTCTATCCTTTGCATCTCCTTTAGACACTTGACCACTAGGAGTAGATGATCGTGGACTAACAGCAGTTGCTTTAGCTTTTGCTACTTGTTGTGCCTTAGATGCTTGAGTACTTGTTGATTTCAGGAGTCTATCCGTCTCCAACTTGTAAGCTTCATCGTTCATACGCACAGCTTTGGCATAAGCCGATTCAAGGTTTTGGGCTAAACCACGCTCAAGTAATTGAGCCATATCTTCCCTGACCATTTCAAAGTGCGGAAATCGCTCTTTGTCACTACTTACTCGATTAATTTCTTGGTTTAATCGAGCATTTTCTTCTTGTTCCCTTATCTGTGACAGTTGTTGCACTTGTTGCTGAGTAGCTTGTAATTGTTGCATTAACTGTTGTTGATAAGGATCAATTTGTTCTGGCATGGAAATGCCGTCTTGATTCAATTGTATCCCATAATCTTGCGCTAGTCTATGGAACATTTGCACTCTTTCTTGATAAGGTGCTTTAGATAGAACCATGTGCGCTCTACCTAAGTTATTAATCCAGGCTACAGGATGAATATTCTGTGCTTGTAACTCAGGCATAAATGGCCCAAGAGCTTCTGTCAACTGTCTAGCATTATCAGCCTCTGCTTTGTATGTAGATACACCTTTTTTGTATTCAGCTTCTCTTTGGTTGGCATAATCAGCAAATTTAACAAAATCTTCACGATTAAGTTGTTCTCCTTTTTCCATCTTATTCCAAATTTCTACATATTCTTTTTTCCATGTAGTAGGTCGCTTAATTTCTGCCACAGGTTCTTCAGCAGTTTCTTCTTCTTTACTTACAAATCTACCTTTTTCATCACGATTTTCTGCCGGTTCTTCTTTTTCCTCTTGAACCTCTTCAGTAGTATCTTGAATCGGTTCTTCAATCGGTTCTTCTGCCGGTATTTCTGCCGTTTCTAATTTGTCTAAAGCAGCTTCAAGAGCATCTCGCCTAGTTTCTAATTCTTCAGCCATTTAATACTCCTTATTTGTATGATAATTTTGAATATGCTACTTCTGCTATTTGACGTTTACGATCTTCATTTTCTTTACGGCTAAATTCATGTTTCTTTTGTTCCATTGGTACATCGTTGCCCAATTCAATACAGTTATTACGCTTTAGATTCTCACGATGCTTTGATCTGCTAGATACCCAAGTGCCATCTGCCATAGAAATATGTCCTGGTATATCAGGAATTACGTCTGGTGCTTTTCTTGGAATCATTGCTTCTTTTTCTTTCCATGCTTGTTCGGCTTCTTCTGAACCCAACTTATAATTCCAATACATTAAATACTTTTCTTTGTCAGAAAGTTGCGTTTCATCAATTGCTTCATAATCGCTTTTGCATAATGGGCAACATTTTTGCACTTTTACTATAGCCATCAAAATCTCCTTATTAAATCTGGCACTTGGTCGTATTCATGTGGTCGCAAACA